ACTAACTACTATGGCTACCACTAAGAAACCTATCCCCTACGAGAAGTCTAAGAAAGACAAAGAAGCTAAAGGCATGAAAGAGATGTCTAAAGGCGAGAAAGCTATGGACAAAAAAGGCATGGCTGGCATGAAAGGTAAAAAGAAATGCTAAATACTGGCGTTACCTTTAAGTGCCTCATTAGTGGGCAGACTGTTACCTTTATCCATCAAGTTGATATTGACTCCATGAAGGGTCATCCTGACTATGAACGAGTTGAAGAAGCTCCGGTGGTAGAGGAAGATGCTCCAGCTAAGAAAGCAACTGGTCGTCCTAAGAAGGTCGATAACACACCAGAGGTGGAGTAATGGATGAGGTCTCAGCTCGTGAGTTCGGTAAGCTAGAAGCTCAAGTAGAGTCTCTTCAAGCAGAAGTATCTAGTTTACGTAAAGACGTTAAATGCCTTTTAGAGTTAGCTAATAAGTCTAAAGGTGGTTTCTGGATGGGGATGACTATTGCCTCACTGGTTGGTGGTGTCATTACATTCTTTATTGATCGGTTGTTCAAATGAATACTCTATATGCTGGTAAGTACGTATCTCTTCTTTTTCTTGCTCGTGACTTAGCTCATCGTGTCCACTTGAAGACTCGTTCTTTCTCTGAACATTCAGCTACGAATGACTTCTATAACGACATCATTCCACTGGCTGATGACTTTGCTCAGAAGTTCCAAGGCTGCTACGGTACATTGATTGATGTGCCTTTGATGGCTAACGAGCACAAAGGTACTCTCCTCGCTGTCTTGACTAAGCACACTGATTGGATTGAAGAGAACCGTGAAAAGATCTGTCCTCGTGAGAATACAGCTATTCACAACATCATTGACGAAGCTGTAGGTGTCTATGACCAAGCTAAGTATCACTTGAACTTCTTGAAATAAGGACATAAATCATGGCAACTAAACCTAAAACTAAAGTAGCTAAACAAGCTAAAGTTGGTAAAGTGATGAAAGAATACAAAGCTGGTGAACTTCATTCAGGTTCTAAGTCTGGCCCTGCTGTAACTAACCGTAAACAAGCTGTAGCTATTGCCATGTCTGAAGCAGGCATGACTAAAAAGAAACCTAACAAGAAAGGCTACTAAGCATGGCCTTGCCTACCTTTCTCTCACTCGTAAATGACGTACTTGTACGTCTACGTGAGCCTACTGTATCGTCTGTGTCTGAGAACACAGTCAGTAACTTGGTAGGTAAGTTCGTTAATGATGCTAAACGTGAAGCTGCTGATGCTTACGATTGGGATGCTTTTAACACTGCTGTGACTGTGTCCACTATTGCTAACCAGTATGATGGTTATTCAATCACAGGTGCTGGTGTACGTTGTAAGATCATGGATGTGATTAACACAAGTCGTCAGTATGTGCTTGCACCTATGGATCATGCTTCCTTAGACATTCAAGCTTTCGGCACACTGAATCCACAAAAGACTACACCTTTTAACTACATCTTCGGTGGTGTAGATAGCAACGGTGATGCTATGGTTAAGTTCTGGCCTATCCCTGATGCTGTCTATAACATTCGTTTTAGCATGGTCGTACCAGAAAACGATATGGTTAACGATGCAGACACAACTAAACTTCCTAAAGAGCCTATCGTCTTGAACGCCTTAGCTCGTGCTTTGGTGGAACGTGGTGAAGACGGTGGTTTAACTAGTTCTGAATGCTACGCTTTGGCTAAGAAATCTTTAGGTGATTTGATTGCTCTTGAACTGTCTCGCTCACCTGAGAATGATGCTTGGGTTCCTAACTAATGGCACAACAAATCCAAGCTTATTCGATCACAGCCCCCGGCTTCATGGGGTTGAATACTCAGGATTCATCTCTTGACTTGGCTACTGGCTTTGCCTTGGTTGCTAACAACTGTATTATTGACCAATATGGTCGTATTGGCTCACGTAAGGGCTGGGCCCCAGTTAATAGTTCAACAGGTAACTTAGGCTCTAATGCTGTTAAAGCCATTGGTGAACTAATTACTATTGACGGAACTAGCTACACAATCTGTACGGGTAACAACAAGATCTTTAAGTTAGTAGGTTCTACTCTTACAGAACTCACCTACGGTGGTGGTGGTACAGATCCTACGATCACAGACAGTAACTGGCAGATGGCGTCCTTAAATGGAGGCATCTATTTGTTTCAAACAGGACATGATCCTCTAGAGTTTAACCCTACAACCTCTACAACTCAATATCGTCGTATCTCTGAGATGACAGGGTATGCAGGAACAGTTCCTCAAGGTGACTGCGCTATCAGTGCTTATGGTCGTTTGTGGGTAGCTAATACAGCAGGTAATAAGACAACAATTGCTTGGTGTGACATCTTGTCCCCAGCTAAGTGGAACTCAGGCACAGCAGGTACATTGAACATAGACCAAGTATGGCCTAAAGGTGGAGATAATATCACTGCCCTTGGCGCTCATAATGGCTTCCTATTCATCTTCGGTAAGAATAACTTGCTGGAGTACGCAGGAGCTACTACACCATCCACAATGACCTTACAGGACGCTGTGGTAGGTATTGGTTGTATCGCAAGGGATACAGTAGCTAATACAGGTACTGATCTTGTCTTCTTGTCTGCTACAGGTCTTAGAAGCGTACAGCGTACTATTCAAGAGAAGTCATCTCCTTTGAATGATTTGTCTAAGAATGTACGTAATGACTTGATGGCTGCTATTAACAGCGAAACAGCTTCAACAATCAAGTCTGTTTACAGTCCTCGTGATGCCTTCTATCTTATTACCCTTCCAACCTTAAAGAGTGTTTATTGTTTTGACACTAAAGGTGCTCTCCAAGATGGTAGCTTACGAGTAACTACTTGG